CTCCAGGGCGGCATAATCCATGGTATAGGCTCGCCGTGTCGCCATACCGTTCTCTGGAAGCCCTAGAACAGGCACTTCCTCAAGATATTGCCGCGCGTCTTCCACGGACATGCCCGGAAGCCGGACGATTGCGAAGCCACCAGGCCACGCCGCAGCGTCACGGCCTTCTGCCAGCCACACTTCAAGGCTTTCCATTCGTCCGAAAACATGACCATCCGGGCACACGGCCACTACGTCGCCGTCCATGTAGCGTTTGGCATTCTCACCGTTGAATGTCCGGATCAGAAGTTCAGCCATATCCGCCACATATGTCAGGTGTCATCGCTTCACCACCATGGCTCTACGCTGATGAATGAGACGCCTTACTGAAGCGGCTGATTGAGCACGAAGCTGGACAGCGTGACGTTGCCGCCGGTGGTGAAAGACGTGGAGTTGAAATTCACGTCCGCCCCACTGGTGCCAACAGTGAAATCGGCCACCACTGTGGTGCCATCGCTTTTGAACATACGGGCAAAGGTCGCGGTGCAGGTTGCGACGGATGTCACCGTGGTGGCCACCATCGATCCGGCAATCTGCATCTTGCTCGAAACCAGCGAAGCCGAACCGAATGCGGGCGAGTTGAAGGTGAAGGTGGCCGCGAGGGTCTGGCCGGAAATCGCGGTATCGGCATCGGTCGGCTTGGTGCCGCAATAGATTTTGAGCGTGCCACCGTTGGCGAGCGCACCGGCGGCAGAAATCGCCGTGCCAGCCGCAGACTGGGCATAGTTCATCGCCAGCGCAGCGGGAGGGGCGACAAACAACGCGGCAGAAGCGGCGAACGCCAGAATTGCGGCAAAGCGTGAGAAGATCGATTTCATAGGATTTTCCTTTCGGTCACAAAAAAGCCCGCGGGCTTCGCGGGCGGGTGGAAGGGATGAAGGGTTCGGTTATTCGGTGATCAGCCAGCGCAACGGCGCGAGCAACGCAGGTGTCAGTTCCAGATTGCCCAGTTCGGCAAGCGAGATCGTCTTGATATTGAGCGTGACTTCTTCGGCATTGAGATCGGCCAGGGCCTTCTTGCCATCCTCGGCGTTGATCGGGGTCCCGCCATTGTCGCTCTTGACCAGGCGGCCATTGTCGTCCCGCTCGCCATAGTCTTCCGCGATCTTCTGAGCGACCCCCGCATAGATGCGGAACTGCCGCTGCACCTCATCAAAAGCCAGCGCCACGCGATAGGCGGCAACGGCCGGCATATGGATGATGGAAAGCGCGCGCAAGGGCTCATAGCTCGCAGAGATATCTGCATTGGTGATCATGAATTAGACCCTATAGCTGCCATTGAGGATAAGTTGCGTGGTGTCTGTCAGATCGGCACCCTGAATATTTGCGGGGTTTCCGCTGCTCATGCTGTAAAGCGTAATCGATTGCGTGCCGCCAAGTACAAAGGCGCCAGGTGATTGAATGGTCCCTGATATCCCGGCAAACCGGCTTGCGACCGGAAAATGATCGAATGCGGTGAACGGCGGCCCAGACACGCTGACATCACCGCTCGCGCCGCCTTTACTGGTCAGCAATATAAACACGTTGAACAGCACACGATTGCCGATCATCGTATAAGCGCCGCGCGAACTGGATTCGAGCACGATTCCAGCCGTCGAACCACCGATGGAGAGCGATGGCGTCCAGATACCCTCGCGATAGTCATCCAGGGTATTTGCGTCGGTGGACGGATTTTGTGTCGCCGGGAATTTGAGTTGCCCGTTCAAAACCGAAACAGGCCCACTGGGTGACGACATCTGAAACGCACCGGACCAGTTGGCGATCAGGTCAGACACGCTCGCCGCCAGATTTTGCACCGAACCGCGCAACGGCGAGCATGGCACGATGCTCCAGGCGCCATTCGCCTTCGCGCCGGTTGTACCCGAATAGTTGGTGGCCAGCGTCAAATGCGTATTGTCGGTGATCGCCGCGATCTCGAAGAGACCGACGCCATTAATCTGCAAGCCATCGCCAACATAAGCAGACAGAAACAATGTCCCCGTACCCGTGACATTGGCGCTGCCATTGGTGAGCGATAGCGATCCGGCCGATGGCCATGCCATGCGAAACGTCCCTTCAGTGCGTGGTTATTGCTGCGCGGAGACTTTGGTTTGCGCGAAGTCGCTCAGCGGATAGTGATAAGTCTTGTTCAGCCCGCCGCTGACGACAGCTTTGAACTGGCGCGATTGCGTGCCGCCGACCGTGTCCACATAGGTGCGTGACAACGAACAGGATTCGGCTTTCCGCGTCACCCATTTCTGGCCCGATGGTGCGTTCGGGTCTTCAAAGTCAAAATATGTCATCAACGACCAGCCACCCGGGATTGCGCCGGAATCGACCAGTGAATAGGCGCCGCCATTGATCGAGCGATAAAGTTCAAGCCCGCCACCGGTCAGCGCGCCACTGTTGTTGACCTCTGTCCCGCTGGACGCATAGGTGATCTGCGAACCAAAACGCTGATAACTATAGGTGACCGTGATGTTCGCGTTGGCTGGCGTCCAGACCTCGGTTTCAACGACCGGGCTATCAACCGTCGAATTCGACTTCGCGCTGTGCTCGCCGCCGCCGGAGGTCCATGTGCCACTGACCCGACCGTTTCCGGCCACGTCCACCCACATGGAGGCGTTATCGCGGCTCATGGCGCCGAGCGCCATCGACGGGCCGATGTAGAACATCAGATCGTTGCTGGCGCCGAACGGACCACCCAGCGCGAACGCCACGCTGCCATTATCGTACCGGACAATACCAGGATACCGGCCCAGCATCAGATCTGTGCCGACAAACAGGTTGTTGGCGACATAGACATCGCCATCAACGACCGCCAGCGCGGGTACCACCGAATTATCTGCGCTATTGTAAAGCCCGATGGTATCGGCTGCGATCATGATGGTCGAGCCGGCATTGTCAGCCTGCGCGCGCATGAAGGCGGTCCCGCCCGCGTCCACCGACATCTGCCAATAGGCACTTGTGCGGCCCTGCACATCCACCAGCGCGTCGGCAATGGTGGAAACACTGGCGTTCCAATCGCCCAGCGTGGCCTTGATCGCGTCGATGCTGTGCACATGCACGCTGCCGTCCGGCAGGCGTTCGATGGTGGCATCCCGCACAATCGCCTGTGTCACTTGCAGATCGGCTATGGTCTGCAAGGCGGCGCCAGCCAGCTTGTCCAGCGTCTCGCGCCAGGTGAAATTCGCCAGCGCTTGCACCGCGCTGCGCACCGTCACCGAATCCGACAATGCCTGCAGCAATGCCGTGGTGGCGGGATCGGCGCCCGCCTGAAATACCGGGCCGGAGGTGAAGGAAAACGGCTCCCAATCGGTCCAATCCGTCGCCCGTGTCGGCACCGCGTTGAACTTCATGCGAGCTTCATAAGCCACATCCGGCATGATCAACGCCCGGATCGATGCCACCCCTTCATTGGCATCTGCCGCTGAAACCGAATGCACGTCGATCGAGCCGACCTTGCGCCACTCGATCGTCACGCCGGTCACATCGGCGGTATTCGGCGGATCCCATGTCACCGGCAGGATCGGCACACTGGTGCCGCCGGAACCGGTCTGATTAATCGGGTTGACGTTGAACCCGGTGGGCTTCAGCGCCGCGGGCGGATCGGCACTGGGCAGGTTGACGGGTATCTTGTCCGCCTGATCGGTTGCAGCGTTCCAGTCGTAGATCGTCGCATCGGTCTCTTTAAGCTGCAGACCGATATCCAGCTTGCCGTTGATCGTGACGTTGGCGATTTCGAACGCCTTGGCGGCATAGCCGTAGCGCGCACTCGTCCACGCGCCCCAATCGCCCGCCTCCATCTCGTAGGCATAAGGCGGTAGCGTGCGTGTGTGCCGGATCTGCCGGCGACCCTTGCGGCGTTCAATCTCCGCAACGCGTTGCGCCTGTGTTGCGCTATAAACAAAATCCAGTTGCAGTTCGAGTTTTCGGCCGATCCCGCCATCGGTCGTGACATCATCGGTGCTGCGCCGCACCGGAATGGATTGCTGCGTATAGCCGGATGCCGGATCAATATAACTGGCATAGACGGTGTTGATCAGATCGGTCGATGGCAGTTTCGGCTTGGCGCTGTAATCTTCCGCCAACATGACGTCAGCATCGGTGAAACTGATCGCTGGTGCCTGGGCAACGCCGGCGAAGATTCGCCATGACCCCGCCAGGGTGTAGACGGCACCTGCCATCGATTGCCGGATGGCGTCCAGGGCTGTGCGCACTTCCGCGCTGACCTGGATAATCCCGCTCGCCTTATAGCGCTTCTCGGTGCCACCGCCTTTGAGCGCTACATCCTCATCGCAGGCGTTGATGGCAGCGGCCGCATCGTCAAAGCGCACCTGATCATGGGAGGCTTCAACACCATAGAGCAGTTCGCCATCGCCGCGATCGATGCCACGGATCAAATTGTATTCGATGACTGCGGCGTTGTCGGTCCATTCATACGTGGAAAGATCGCCCCAGCGATGCGAGCCTGAGCCACCGACGCTGCTGTCCTTGCGCGGATCGTAGAGTTTCGCGCCCCGAAGCACGAACTTCAGTTGCGGTTCACCCGCCGCCCAGGCTTTGTCATCCTGATCGATGGATGCAACCATCGTCACACGCGCGTAACAAACGCCAACGCCACGGTCACTCGCGGTGTATTCCCCACCCGAAACATCGATCAGATGCTGGTCGGCAACCTGATCCCACGTTCCCTTGTGGAACTTGATGTAGAGGTGATCTTTCCCTTCGCTGTTGTACTCCGCGATGGGCCAGCCCAACGCCGCATCTTCGGTGCCCAGCGTCAGCTTGCGGGCACCATCCCAGATCTCAATCAGACCGTCGCATTCATGGTCGGCCAGACAGATGAGAACTTCCTTGACCCGATTTTTGCCCTCGTTGCCACCACCCCAAGGCAGATGATCGTGGCTGAATTTGTCGAGCAGAGAGCCCGGCGTCGGCGGCTGGCCAACGGCGACCTCGCGCGGATGCGTAGGGTCCAGGCTGATCTGTTCAGATGTGCCACCGACAGAGCCGGGCTTGGGGCCCGGCGTGAGCATCTCCGCGATACCGCCGAGCACAAGGGATGCGCCCATCCCCAAAAACGTGCCGCTCAGGGCGGCCAGCCCAAACGGCAGACCGACAAACGAAAGGCCGATCAGGGCAACGCCGGCGATGACCTTTCCGATCTTGCCCACGCTACCAGCCCACCTTGAATGCGCGTTTCAAGCGCGAGCGCGGCGCCGCATCCCAGCCCACGCCATCTTCATTGATCACAACCAGCGTCGGCCCCATGACGAGGCAGAGGCACAGCGGGCTCACATCGGACGCAAAGCCTATATCGCCGCGATGGGCGAAAGCGGGATGCACCTCCGGCAGATAGGCCGCCACGGCATCGCCCGCATTGGCATGGCCCAGCGATTTCAGATAGCGGATCGCACCGCGCGCCGTGTCGTATTTCCGGCGATGATCCGCCATGGGATCGGGAATGGGCGCGACCGCCATTGCGGCATCCGCCATGCGGCAGAAGCAATCGCCCTCGCCCCAGTCATTGTTCTGATCGCGCCAATGGTCCAGCAGCGCCCGGAGACGCTGCTCCCAATCCGGATATCGCATGCGCGCTACCTCAGATTGACGAGCGTATTCTGCTTGGTCGTACCGCCGCCGCGGACCTGACCACTGGCAGGCGTGGGCTGGCCCCAATAGACCGTCTTCTGGGCGGCATAGGCCACGCGCTTGAACAGCGTATCGGTGGGATCGCGCTCACGCTGATCGGCATCGCTGCGGACATTGGCGAAGCTGCGGGTCATCCGCCGCGCCACATCCTCCAGTGTGACCGTCAGCGTGGCCTCTTTACCCGCACCGCCATCCAGCGACGCGGTATCCATATAGCCGTCGAACACCTTGTCGGTGCCGATCAGATTGCGCGTGTCAGCATCGAACACGCCGATACTGAGAGCCGCTGCGCGCTGATGCCAGGTTTCGTTGAAGAACGTATTCAGCACCTCCCCATCGATCCCGGAAAGCTTGGCCTGGACGCCAGGGATCGACATATCGCCCACCCCGGAGATGGGCGAGACTTCCCCCAGCGTGCCCGATCCCACATATTCCACGCCATCGACCGTGACGTTGCCGACGTCGTCCCAGAAGCCATAATCCCCGCTCGCCAGATTGAACTTTGCGAACATGCGAAAAACATGGCGGCCGGAGGACAGCGCATCCTTGAATGCGGTGGAGAGTGTTTTCATGGTTGCAGCGTCTGTGTTGCCTTGAAGGACCAGGTGCCTTTGCCGCGCCCCAGCGGCGAAGGTTGTGCGGAATCCGGTATCAGCCGCATTTTGGCTTTCGGTTTGTCGAGCGTGACGGCCACACCGGTGGCAAAACCCGGCCGGATATGCGGCCGCACTTCGATCACGGCCACACCCGAGCCATTGCCGCTGGCGTCCACGATGCAGCGGTGATAGGCCCGCACCCCGCCGGAATAATCGAACGCGATATGATCGCCCGGCTTGAACACGAAGTTCGCCGGCAGGCCGCTGATCGTCACCGTCTTGTTGTCGCTGGCGACGGCCGATAGCAGGCCCGCGCCGGTGAATGTGCCGCCACCCGCCTTCGTCATGCCGGCGCTGCCGTTGGGATAATTGCGCGGGAATTCCGCGGTGAAATCCCGTCCCCAGAAGGTCTGACCGCCGTTTTCCAGCGCCGTCAACCAGGCGCTGAAGGCCGCCATATCGTCGGGGTCGAGCCGCGGCGTTTCGAAATCGGCATTCCACAACGTCATGCCCAGATCGCGGACGATATCGCCACCGCCGGTGGGCGCGATTTCCTGCTGATAGGCGAGCGTGAATGTGCTGACCGACATTCCCGGCAACCAAGTGGGGAAATCGAGCGGATAAACCAGTGCCATATTCGATAACCGTCACAACATCCGGCGGCGGCGGGCATCGATGAAGATACTTGTCACCGTGCCATAGAGTTCGGATTTGTTCCGCCGATCGCGCTCATCGATCATCGCCTGCACTTGCGCGCGGTCGGAACCTTGAATGTTGTAAACCGGCGCATAATTGACGGTGACAGCGCCGGAGGCATCACCACTCCGATTGTTGCGGTAATTCTTGGTCTCTTGCAGGCTCAGGACACGTTCGCCACGTTGCAGGATGGCCGGCACCTCATCGCCGGCCAGGCCGCCGCTGTGATAGCGCCGAGCATTGCGAAACAAATCCGCCTTGACAGCCTGGAACGATGATGCATAACCGGCGGTTCCACCGGTATGGAATCGTCCGAATACATCAGGCGTCATCGTGATTTCCTCGATGCCACCACTTCCACCAATACTGCCAAGCAATTGACCAAGAACGCCGCCGAGACCGGGCAGCTTTTCACCCGTCAACCAGCTCTTGAACGGATTGATGAGCGAAAGTTTGATCAGTTCGGACTCCAAGTCTTTGATGACCGAGAGCCCGAGATCACCCAGCGACTTCCAGCCGACTTCGCCATTGTTGAAGAAATCCTGCAGGGAATTGCCGAGATCATCGACCGTACCGGAAATCTCTTGCTGCTCCGCGTTAGCCAATGAAAGTGCCTGATGCATCCGTTCGATGTTCTCAGCGTTCTCGACCCATGCTTGCGAATCCATCTCCGTCAGATCGACGCCCATTCGTTTCAGCCGAAGAACCTCGTTCAACTTCGCGAGTTCAATATCCCGCGCATCAGCACTAAGACCTTGAAGCTGAATTTCGCGGCGCAGCAGCGTGATCTGATCACCTTGATCCACAAATTCAGCCAACGCCGCCGACCGCGCACGTTCTTGATTGTCGCTGGCGTAGGCTTGCGTCAGACTCTTGATCTCATCCGCCAGCTTTTTCTTGGCATCGCCTTCGGCCAGAGCTTGCGCGATCAATAGTGGACGCAGACCCAATTCCGTCTGCATCTGTTCATCTGCTTGCTGAAGGGTGAGAATACCAGTGCCGATCGCATCGTTCATGCGTTTGCGAATTGCTGTCTCGTCCATCATCTGCGCAATCGTCTGCGCTGAATTTGTGATTTGGCTTGCCACTTGCTGGCGCACGATCTGCGCGGCGCGCTGATCGGCATCGATTCCGGTTTGCACCTGTTCGGTGAGGGCCTGACGCTTGGCCTCGGCCAGTGCGGCGGCAGCGGCACCTTGCTGCCACGCAGCCGCCACTTTCAGCGCACCAGTGGCCTGGATATCGAGCACCCGATTCTGGTCGATGATGACCTTGGCGGACTGGATATACGCAGCAGATCCCGCCAAGGTGGCGGCCGTGTTGCGTTCCTCGGCCGTCATCATCTGTCCGGTCAGCGACAGTTTCGCCTGTTCGCTGGCAATTTGCGCCTTCTCTGCGGGTGTGCGCGCGTTGATCGCGCGGATATTGAGTTCGTCTTGCCGCTGCTGGATCTGCTGCTGGCTCAGATAATGCTTGCCATTGACGATCAAGGTCCCTTGCGAGTCGCTCAGCGAATCCAGCGCACTTTTCATGCGCTGATAATCGAGCGTCATCGTCGCCAGTTGTGAGGGCGTTGCGCCGGTCGCATTGTCAAGCGCCTTTTTGCGCGCCGCCGAGGCGTCCAGAAGCGAACTGATCGCATCGGTGCCGACATTACGTGATGCGGCAATGACTGCATCCCGTGTCTGGTCGACCCCGCGGACATTGGTGGATGTTGGCGCCGCTGTCGGCGGATTGAGCAGATGCTCAAGGATCAGCCGGAATTCCGGCGGCAGCGCCGCTGTCATCGCGGACGTGATCGCATTCGCAACCGCGGGATGTTCGTTCTCGAACTTCTTCAGCGCGGTGAAACTGCCTTCAATGCCCTCTTTGATGTCGTCCCAGACAGTGCTGCCGATCTGGCCAAACGAATTCATCACCCGGCCGGTCAGGCTCAATTCGTTGCGATAGTCGACCAGGTTGCGCTTGGCGGTGGCGATTAGCACATTGACCGCATCCTGCTCGCGCCCCTGCGCCACCAGACTTTGTACCCGCTCCACTTCCGCGGCCGTCACCCCGCCGATCGCATCGCCCAGCGCATTGATACCTTTGACCGGGTCGGCCGCCATCTTGGCCAGCGCCTTGTTGGCGTCATCGGCGGACAGCCCGGTTTGCGCGGCAAAGTTCTTGGCGATGCCGATCAGACCCGCGAAATTTTCCTTGTAGACCTTACCGGTGGAAAGCAACGCTTTCTCGGTCGCGATCGCCGCCGACACGCTGGTGTCGCCAAACTGGGCGCCCGCGCGTGCCATGTCCAGCAACTGGACCGCCGTCACCCCCGCCACCCGCCCAAGACCGCGTGTCGCGGCCTCAAGCTCTTTCTCGCGGGAAATCGTCTGGGCAAATGCGGCGACGCCCGTCACCGCGACCAGTCCGAATGCGCCACCCACAAGCCGGGCCGGCGTGACCATATTCATCAGGCCGCTGACCATGGCCTTGGATTTATCGGTCACCTGTTTTAACGCGGTGGTGACGCTGACATTGGAGCCGGCGAAGACCTGGTAGACTTGGCCGCCTTGCTGGGCCAGCACCTGCAACGGCCGCTGGCCCATCGCGAGCCCGGTCACCACGTCGTTGAACTGAAAACCCAGATTGGCGAGCTGGAAGGAGGAAAGCCCGGCTTCGCCCGCCACCGCGCCAAGAGATTTGGCCGTGGCATCGAAGCGGGTTTTGGCCAGCGCATGCGCGGCGGCCTGTTCTTCCACTGTGATCGCGCCACGGGCGAAGAGATCGTTGGCGTTGGCAATCTCACTGTTCATTTTCTCCTGGGCCGCACCAAGGGGATTGATCGCGGCGCGCAGCGCCGTGGTGCGCCCGATCATATCGTCCAGAATCCGCGCCGAATCCTTGGCCGATTTCGCGGTGTTCGGGTCAACGCCCAGAATGTGGTTGAAGTTCGCCTGGTTAACCGATTGCATCACCGATTGCTTGGCCGCGGCGGCCAGCCGGAGATAACGCTGCTCCATCGCCTCGCTCGCCGTCCCGGCGCGCTGAAACGATTGCGTCATCTGTTTGCCGGTGTTGTCGGCCGCCTGCCCGATCTCGTTGAAATCGCGGACGACATCCTGCTTTCCGGACGTGGCAATGCGATAGGCGACATTTTTCGTCGGCATTATTCTCCCTCGCCGGATTGCGCGCGCACAAGGATCGCCTCGATCCCCGGCAACGTCGTTGTGAAGATGTCGTTGAGCGCGCCCATGGCCTCGGCCATCTGGAGCATCGCGCTGTAATCAAGCCCGTAGACGCCACCCATTGCGGAAACGCGAAGCTGACCGCAGGCCAGTTTCAGCGCTTCCCACGCCATGGCGCCGTCAAGCGTTTGCGGCGCGTTCAGCGTGTACGGGCACGCCGCACATTTCGTTTTGCAGTTCTGGCAGTAGTCTTTTCCGTGGTTATCGCCCCCGAAGTGCCATTCCGCGAGGGCGAGAATGCGTTTTTTTCGTCATCTCGCAGCAGCGCGGGAATGACATAAACGCGTTCCACGAAATTCCAGGCCAGCCAGCCGTCCATGAAGAAATCGACATTGTTCGGCGTCACCGGCAGCGGCTTGCCATTCTCGTCGCCAACGCCTTCCCAGTCTTCGATCCCCAGCCGGGCCAACGCGCGTGTCAGCGCATCTCCACTCGCGATGACGAGACTACTCTTTTTATCCTTGCTAGCATTGACCGCCTCCGCCGCCTCATTCCGGGCCGCCAGAATTAACGCCGGCACCGCGAGACGAAACTTGATGCGCACACCTGGCCGAAAATCATGCCACACGGATTCGCGGTTCGTATTCACCGTATACATGATCAATAGCTCGCCACATCGTTGATCAGCGTAACCGTCATGGCGCGGCCGATGGTGGCGTTCTTGGCCCCACGCCAGTCAATTGTGGCCTGCACACCGCCCGCCCCTTCCGCCGGCCTCTTCGGGTTGGAGAGGTAGACATCGTGCAGGGCGAAGCGCAGTTCCTCGCCGTCAGCGATCTTCCAGCCATAGAGAAGATCGATCGGATCACCGGCCCGCGCGAGGCTGGTCAGATCGTCATCGCCGAAGCGCACCACCATCTGACCCGTAATCTCGATCTCGCCCGGATCGGCACCGCCGATGCGGCCGTCGCGGCGGATGACCTCCACCTTGTCGAAATTGTTGGCATAGGTGAAATTGGCGTTCACGACGTCCGCTACCGGTACGCCGGCACGCAGCACAGCACCGGTAAACTGTGTGAATGGTTTCAGCGCGGCTTCGCTGGGCGTGCCCGCCTGGCTCGACGAAAACACCTTTTCGCCCTGACAGATCATCGAAACGGTGGCGTCAAGCAGGCCGCTGCGCTGCATCTGGATGGCGAGTTTGTCGGCCACCGCGCCATAATTCACGCCATAGGACGGTACTTCCGGAAAGCCCACCTCAATCGCAGCGGACGGCAATGTGCTGGCGCCCGATACGAAGACGTGGTTGTAAGCGCCGGTCGTGGCACCGCCCGCCAGTGTGGCATCCGAAACTGTGGCGTTTGGCGAAGGCGTTCCGCCCGCGACCAGGGTGAAGCTGTTGCCGGCGGTGCCGATGGTATCGTGGGTGATATAGATGGTCGTGCCATCATCGTCGGTCGAATAGGTCGCCGCTGCCACGCCGACATCCGCGCTGGCATTGAGCGCGCGCACGGCATTCGCCACCGTCGCCTTCAAGGTGGCGCCGATCAACACATCGGTGGCGCCTGGCGAGGCCGAGACAAAGGTGAAATCCGTGCCGTTGATCGTGATTTTTGATGTCGCGGCGGGCTGCGCCGAAAAGGCGATGGAACCCGTGGCTGCCACACCTTGCGTTGTCGTGGGTGCGCCCAGCAGAAGTTTGAGAAATATGCCGAAATTCCGCAGATCGATCGGCACCACCAGATCGCCATCATTGTTGATGACATCGCGGGATGGCGTTTGCGGATCGCGCCCCAGGCCCAGAATATTGGGCTTGATCAGATCCTGTTGCTCGCCCAATGCGGACGAGACAAACGGCACTTTCTTGAAGCCGGAAACGGGAATGAGCCCATAAATCGTTTCGAAGGCGAGCGCCATCGAAGAACTGGAGCCGCGTGCACGTGCCATCGGAATTCCTCCTGATCAGGTCAACGGGTTTGAAGTGATGTAGTGGGCGACCAGTGTGAGGTCGGCCCAATGGATCGGCGCAGAACCAAAGCTTTCGACGGCGGCCAGCACCGGCGCCTCCGGCTCCAGCCACAGCGCAACGCCGCCGAGCGTGCGATTGCTTTCGACGGCGGCGCCGATTGCTTCCAGCATCTGGTTGAGAAGTTCGTGGCCGGAGGTATCGCGGAAATCCCGCGCGGCGACCTCGATCTCGACCCGATGCTGAAAATTGTAGGTAAGCGGCGAGAGATACACCTCCGGCTCGCCCGGATCGCCGTCGCGAATGATGACAAGTCCATCGCTCGAAAGTTCGACCGGCTTGTCCGCATTGCGCTGTACATCGGCATACGGCAGCGCTACCGCGATCATGGTGTCGATCGCGGCGAGCACGCGCTCGGCAGTGCGCATGTCAACTCCAGTGTGTGGCGAGCAGACCGGGCACGCGCGCGGCCCAGGCATCGACAATCTCGTCCGGGTTCAATCGCTTCTGAAGCTGCGCGACCGGCACGAAGAAGAACATCACGACGCTTTGTTGCGTCCGGCCCTGCGCCAGACGCTTCTTTGTCGCGCGGCGATAACCTTGCCCACTCTTGGCCTGCACCGCATCGATGAATGCGATCAGGGAACCCTTCTTCGTCCTTTCGAACTTCAGATCCTGATTGAAGGTGGTTTCCACCTCATCCGGCGTCATCTGGCGATTCATGCCGCGCCGGCCCGGCCGCCGCGGCACATTCTCCGTCGGGATCGCCAGATAACGCCGTCCATTGACGGGCCGGATCGTGGCACCACGGGTAAAGCCGTCGATGATGTTGGCGGCATTGGTCCAGACGAAGGCCGCCGCATCGGCGCTGACCTTGCCTTCCGGGTATCGGCGCGACCGCCAGGCATTCGCGACCTTGTCGCCCAATCCCGCTCCCCGCACCTGCGCACGGAGATCGCCCTTCAGACCTTGGGCCACTTCGTCCATGGTGGCAGTCACCGCGCGATCGACGTCGGTCACGATTTCGCGCGAAATCTCCCGTACCTTCGGCAAATCGACCGTGATGCGCATCAGACTTCCTTCACCGCCTCACAACGCCAGATCAGTTGCCGGTCATCCGGGAACGACGGCGTTCCGATCACGCGGAACACTTCCACCCCGATGGCGAATGTGTCGTCGCGCTCCACCGTTGCGATCTCCGAGCGGCGGACAAAGAAGACATTGGTGCCCGCCACGACATTGGTGCTGCCCAACCGCAGAACATCGTCCGGCGCCGACCGCATGATCTGCACCGCCCGGCCGGCGCCGGCGCCGCGCGAACGCCACAGTGCCGCGATAGCGAGATCGGGCTCGCCAAACACGTCGTCAAGCGCTGCGCTGATCACTGACATGGTTCACCGTCCGAAAAATGGTGCCGGTCTCTCCCGGCTGTCACGCCTGCTTTTCAAGGTGGGCGTTCACACCGCCGGGTATTAGGCTTCGCCGCGCGGCACGGTGGAGGTGCCCGCGCCCGCATCGCACTCAACCAGCAGGTTGGGACGGCGCCATAGCGGCAGGGCGTTCATCTCGCCAAGGATTTCGAGACCCTTACCGTGCTTCATCGGCTCGGTCGTGATGTGGATCGCATCGGTCACATCGGCCAGACCACCGTCGAGCGACCGCAGATCGTTCGGCGGCGCCACATAGGTGACATGGGTGTCGAGCGTCCCGGTCGGGAACGCATGGCCCTTGGTGGCCGCGATGATCAGCGTATTCGTTCCGCCCCACATCGGCACCGCCACGGCATATTCCTCGAACCGCACATTGCCGATGGTGAAGCCGCGCGGGCGATAACCACCGTCCGTTCCGCGCGCGAGATTCATCATCTGCAACGCGTTTTCCGATTGCTGCCAATACTGCTTCACCGATCCATGCTTGATCAGCTTGCTGAAGAAGCTGCGGGAGCATTTGACGGTGATGCCGGACATGACCTCATCCGCCAGGTCCTGTGTCATCAGCGCCCACAGAAGATCGCACGATTCGCTGACGTCGGACGCCGCATTGTCGAGGTCGAAATACACGACCTTCTTGGTGAGTTCGAACGCGGCATAGAGATCGTAAATCTCATTGCCGGCGCCATCGACAATCTTGCCCTTGGCGCAGGACATCCGCATCAATTCCCACGTCAGATTGAACTTGTTCTTGAAACGCATCAGCCGCTTGTTCATCAGATCGGCGGCCGTTTCCGGCTTTTTCGATCGGCCGATGATCGCAAGCATGTTGCGAATGTCTTTGGCCCAGAAATTGTCCAGGTGACTGATGGTCGGCACCTTGAAGATCAGGGACTTTGCAGTGCCTTGCTTCGACATGGTGGGCGGCCCGTCGCCGGTCTGCGGCAGCGCGGTGAGAACATCGTTCTCGATGGTGATTTCGACATTGCTGGAGGCCAGCGGCTCGGCCGGAAAATAGCCTTCGCTGGTCATCTGGCCGAACGGCGTCGGCAGTTCATTGATGGCGCGAGTCATATCGACCGCCGTGAACGGCAGATTGATCGCGCCAGTATCGAGGCTCAAAATCTCAGTCATCGGAGAATCCTTTCAGGATTGAGGTTTCGGGAATGCCGGCGGGCGATCAGCCGTCCTGACGGACGACGATGCCGAGTGCAGCAAGCTGCGCCAGTGCGATCGCCTTCTGGGCGTCGCTAATACCTGCCGGCCAGGCAATCCCCGAACTGCGCAGCAGCGCAGGGCCGCGAACCAGCCCGGTTATCACACCGTCGACACCATCGGCGGCATGCCCGGCAAACAGCGCCACGCCGGCCGCGTTCTGGGCGCCATTGGTGGCCGTGGGATCGAGGGCAACATATTTTGGCGCGGTCAGCACCGTGATGTTGAAAGCATCGCCCGCGGTAAAGTCCGGCGTGCCATCGGCAATCGCGAACTTGATCTGATTGGCGAAGGTCTGACCGACCGCGATTTCGCCCAGCAGAACACCATCGGGATCATAGACGGTGAATGTGCCGCCGCCCGCCGCAACGGTGGTGCAAACGACGCGGTAAACGCCGTCGCGGGCACCAGAAAGAACCGGCGTGGTGGCATCGACGGTCAGCACACCTTGCCCGGTATTGCCGCCGGACTTTGCCGCGGCCGTTGCGGTGCCACCGGCGATGGCGCCAAGAACGGAAAACTGGTCAACGTCGCGCGCGGAGCCATTGCCCGCGAGCAGCGTCAGGTTTTCACGGGTGTAAATCGGGTCCACCTCATAGGCGAGAAGATCGCTCAGCGTCTTCGGGCGGACTGCTTTAATGACGTCCATTGTGGTGCGTCCTTTTCGATTGAGACTGTTTCAGGAGATGCGCGGGCTTCGCCGCGCCGGTGATCAGGCCTTCTTTCCGGCCAACTTCTTCGCGCCGTCGACCAGCGCCTTGCCCATGCTGGAAGCATCGGCCTGCGGTGCGTCGACACCGACCCGCGGCGAATTCGCCATGTACTCGGCAAGCGCACCCTTCTTCGGCGCGGAAGCTTGAGCGGCAACCGTGGCCTGGAACTGCGCCAGCGTCTGCTTCGATGCGATCGCGGCCATCGCAAGGTGCGGATATTTCTTCGCATCCTCACTCGCGGCGATCTTCGCGGCCTCAGGCTCTTCCTTGTCCTGATCAGGCGCTTTCGGATCGACCTTGGTTTCGTCATCCTCCGCCGCGTCGACTTTCGCCTCCTCGGCTTCAGCTTCATCGTTGAGCTGGGCAAGTTCCTTGTTCAACTCAGCTTTGCGAGCGGCCCGTTCGGCCGCCGTCATTGCGACCTTTTGGGTCATGGGCTGCTCCTCTATGCGGCTGACCGCGGCCCCTGGCGCGGTCAAACCGGTTGCGGTGGTGGATTCAGGGGCGGAAATCTTGGAAACGAGGGCGGCAAACATCTCTTCTTCGCCAATCACCTCATCAATCAGGCCGAGTGCGAGCGCGGAACGCGATTGATCGGCGTGTTCGGCCATGAAGGACCGCGATTCCATCGCTTCGATCTTCTCAGGCGTCAGCGAAGCTCTGCCAGCGTTCACGTCGGACACGAATTCGGACACGATCTGGGTAATTTCAGCCTGATAATCGGCCTTGGCCTCGTCCGAGAGCGGCTTCCAGTCCGCGCCGTCGGTTTTGCGCGAGAAAGCCTTGATCTCGGTGATCTTCACGCCGGCTTTGTCGTAAAAGCCGGTCAAATCTTCATGAACGATGTAGCAGCCGATGGACCCGGTATAGCCGAGCGGCGTGCAACCGATGCGATCACCCCCCGCCGCCACCCAATAGGCGGCGGAGCACGCCATATCGGCGTGAATCCAGATCGGTTTTCCACCGGCGGCTGCGCGATTGTCCCGCATCCACCGCGCCAGCGTCATCAAACCGCCAGCCGCAACGCCGCCGGGCGAATCCAGCTTGAGAAAAATCGCCTTCACACGGGAGTCGGCAGACGCTTCACGCATACCGGTGAGCAGCGTGTCGTAGCCGTGAAACACCATGCCGCAGAAATCATCGCCATGCGCCAGCAACGGCGTGTCGGCACACATCAACGCCACGCCGTTCTTCAGGCTCCAGCCATAGCCGGTGTCATCCGGCTGGCCGATGTAACGCGGCGCATAGACCAGTCGCTCTTCCAACGGAGGCGGCGGCGGAAAATCGTCATCATCGAAGGCAAGCGGCTGCTCACGCTTGGCGCCCAGCCTGCGCAACAACGCGTCGAAACGGCCCGGTTTCTGAAACGCGCGCGGATCGGTCGCCCGAATCCGGCCGACCCAATAATCGAGCGAGCCACGCTCCATCAGAACCGGGCGGCCCGCATAGCGGGCCGCCAGTTTGGCGACATTACCGTCCATGATTGACCTTTAGCTGGGACGTTGATCGAGAAAGATGTTGTGTTCGGCTGAACGGGCGCGGGCGGCCAGGCGGGCCAGCGCACCACCCTGCGGCCGTTCATCACGCTGACGCGCAGCCAGATCCTCTTGCGCGGGATCAAGCGGCGGACCGCCGTTGTTGTGACCGGGCGCAGGAAGTCCCAACCGCTCGCGCTCGGCCTGCTCGATGGCTTGCTGGGCCATCACATCGCGCCAGTCTTCGCCATCCTCCGCACACTCTTTTTCGAGGGTGGAGATACCGGCTTCGATCCGCGCGGCGGCGGCATCGACTTCCTTGGTTTCATCGATGTACCCCTTGCCCGGCCCGATCCACAGGCATTCGGCATAGGCATCGACCGCATCGTAGAAATCCGGCGCACCGGCCGGAATCGTCAGCGTTCCGATGTCAAAGGCCTCTTCCAGCCAGGCCACGAAGAACGGGCTCGCGATCTGGGATGCGATGATCGAGCGGAACACCAGAAGTTCATCCCATGCGATTGCAAGGGCCGCCCGCGCCGACGAATAATTCGTCTGGCTGAAATCCATCGACAATTCTTCATACGTGATGCCGAGTGCGGCGGCGATCAGACGAAGAATGGCGCGAACAAAAGAATCGAAACCGCTCGTATCGCGGGCGGCGGTCTGCATCGCGATCTCGTCGCCCAGCGGCAGCACCGGAATCTGCGCGCCGCCAAGCGTGATCGGATGTTCGTCGTAATAGGATTTCCGTTCTTTGCCGAAACCCTGCAGATCCTCCGGCGAGATATTTTCGCTGACGGCTTCCAAGCCGGCGGACGATTTCGCGAACGCCACAAACAGCGCATTGATCGTCGTCGCTTCCAGCGTGGCATCCGTGAACCGGTTGAAGCCGCGCAGCGACTTCAGCACCGACACGAATTGCGACACACCGCGGGACTGCCCCGCCCGCTTCTCGTCAAAGGCATGCAGCACTTGCGGACGGCCGAACGGCGTTGCAAAGCGCGGCCAGAATTTCCAGACCAGCGACGGGTTTACACCCAGATCGTTCGGATGGGCCTCGCGGATGTAATAACCTTGAACACGACCGGCTTTATCCCGTTTGACGCCGCCGCGCAGATCGGCGGTATCCATCTGCCCCATCGGATTGGAGAGGCGGTCGGGATCGACCATCCGAAGCCGCGTGCGAAACTGCGTCGGCTCATCACTGGCATATTCGACAACGCCCAGCGCCTCACCATCGTGAAAGAGATGGGATGCGGAAAGCCGAAGCATTTGACCAAAGGTCTTTTTGCGCTCGGCATCGCTATGAAACCCGGTGCCATAGGCGAAAATCCGGAACTGCGTATCGATCTCCGCGCGCAATTCGCCGGCCGCATCGGGACTGATGCCGAGCGCGCGCGCATTGACCCGGCTCGCCAGCCGCCAGCCCGACCCGATGGACCGGTTGACCTTGCGGTTCCCGGCGGATGCGCCCACCACATCGTTGCGGGACGCATCGCGCGCACGCGCCACCACCTTGTCACGATCGGGAATCCAGTCGCGGTCGGCACTGCCAAGCCACGGCCGCCAGCCGGACAGGAATGCGCCATTATCCGACGCCGCCTCATTGCTGCGGGCGAAACCGAAATTCGCGCGGGCTTGCACGTATGCGACCTCGGCATGCGTGATCGCCATGCCGTTCGGCCGGACAAGCCCGGTTTTGACAGAAGGTTTCGCCATTACAGAATCCGAAATCGCAGCGCGCCGCGCTTCGGACGGCAGGATTGATCCTGTTCACGAAGCTGCGCGATCTGGCCTTCAAGCCGGGTGAGGTCACCCTGGCCATACTCGATGGTTGTCGATCCATAGGTCACGCGCGTGCGCTTATCGCCGGCAATCAACTTGTCGTATGCCGTCTGCAGGGCCTGCAGCCGCACAGCGTCAGATGCCGAAAGCGCCATTTCTTCCGATCCTAATCCGGATACCACTTGCGTTTTGTCTTCTGCGGCGACGGATGCGCCGACACAGCGGGCGCCACGTTCGGCACTGGTGGCGGCGCAGGCCGGACGAACAGATCCGATTGCGCGGTGCCCTTGCGCTCGTCCGCAGCACCGGCCCAATCGAACTTGTCGCCAGCCAAGCCGTCACCGCGCGGCGCGCCGACGCCCAGCATCCAGGCCAGCGCGCGGGAACCGACCCAGATGTCCAGTTCTTCGTTCGCGCGCACCTTCTTGAACCAGCGATCGGTCTGGGCCGTCTTCGCGTTCTTTTCCTCGCAAAGCACCTCGGCTGTAATCTGCTGGCACCAATTCTCATCCTCGGCCATCGACCAATGACCGCGGCCTTCCAGCGCGGTCATATAGGTCGCTTCCGTCGATCGCTTCAGCGACCAGGCGAGAAGCGATTTCAACTGCCAGGTGCCGGTGGGCCACAGCCGCACCCGCCCGCGAACACGGCCGTTCTCAACAACACGCACCGGCTTGGGCTTTCCAATGTGCGGCGTCTTCCAGTCCGGCCGACCATCGAGCGCGTAACAATTGGGCCGGCCGCGGCAAAACGAATAAGCCCGCTGCGTTCGATAACCGGTATCGACTCCGAACGCCGCGATCGGCAACACACCGCCCAGCGCATGCGGATATTGCTTCCGCGTCACCCCATCCAGCGCATGCCACACATCGCTTGCCGAGGTGTCACCCTGGATGATGCCGCGGTCGACAATCCACCATTCCGCCCCAGGGCCCCAGCCGATCACGGACCATTGCAGATAATCGCCCTGCACGTCGCACATGCCGGTAAGAACACCGGCCGCCGCCGGAACCGTTCCATGGTCATACGGCTCGCGCAGCTTGTGCAGTTCGGTCCATTCCATGGCTTCAATGGATGGATCGTATGCGCGGCCATAAACCTGTTGTTCCAGCGCTTTGATTTCATCGGGCGCTTTCGCTTCGCGGATCGTGCCGGCGACCGCATCCCATGAAATCAGTCCGCAATAGACTTGCCAGATGTAATAACTGGGCTCGCGACCTTCGGTATTGCGGTTCCGCCAGCGCTGAAAGTCGGCTTTCGCAACATAGTCAGGAGGCGCCGGATTTTCCGTGTCATCCGAACTGAAACACGGCAACCAATCGCCATTGCGCCGGAACGATGCGCGCTGATGTTCTTCCAGAAGACAACCACAGCCAGGACAGACAAAGTGGTGCGGCTGACCATCTTTCGCCAGAACAAAGTTTTCCGGCAACAGCACGAAAAACCCGCTGCAATGCGGGCATTCGCCATAATAGCGCCGCTGATCACCCAGCTCGAAAGCCTTGGTGACTTCGCACGTGCCAACTTCGCCGGGCGTCGACACCATCAACTCTTTCGAGCCGATGACCGAATAAGCTTTTTGCCGTTCGCGCGCCTGTTTGACCGGCGCACCACGGGTGCCCACCTCGACCTTGGTCTGGGCAACCTCTTCCAGGATGAGGTTGCCGGTCGAGATCATCTGGAGTTCGTTTGCCGAACCCAGATTGAAAATCAGCAGAGAGGCGCCGTTGAACAGGCGCTTCTTGCGCGCGGTGGACCCTTCACCCGACTTGGTCGAAACCGGCCGGACCTTCGGCTTCAGCCGCGGACTGTCTTCAAGGATCGGCTGAAGCTTAAGCTCGTTGTACTTCAGCACCTCGCCCGAACTGGGCAGGCCGATCGCAAAGCTCTTCGGATTGACGTCGACCGACCAGGCCACCCAAAGCTGGCCGACCGACGATTTGCCGGACTGCGCGCTACCCTTGATCGTGACCCGTGTACACGGATCGTCTGGATGCAGGCGATCGAGCGGCTCGCGCAGATACTCCACACCGTCGAAGGCGAAGGGGCCTTCTTTCGGCGTATTGGTTTTTGCGGTCAGGATCACATGACCCTGATCGACCCAATGCGAGATCGGGATTTCCGGCGCAGGCGTCAACGCTTCCGCAACAGCCACCAGAACGGCAGCGGCAGAAGCAGAAAACGCGTAAGCCATCACATCCTCAACGGCATCTCCAATGCCACCGGCGCCGAATGCGCCAGATGGTCTGGCAAATGCTGCCCGGCGATCTCCGCCAGTTTCTTTGCCGCCCGCGCCTGGGCGGATTTACGGGCCCGGCGAAACGCGGCGCCGACATCACGACCCATTTCCTGCGTGATCTCGGTCTCTTCGCGCAGCAGCGCATCGACAAAGGTCTGCATCACCGTGGTGATCAGCGACATGACCTCATGATCGGGAACGAGTTTTCCTTCCCGTTCCTCCAGATCGAGGCGCGCCTCGCGGATCTGAAGCTGTTTCAGTTCCAGATTCGCAAGCGCGATCGGTGAAGAAGTACCGCCGGCATCGGTGTCTGGAGCATCCGGCGCGGCAGATGCGTCCAGCAACGGTGAGGATGCCGGCGGCACTTTACGAACCGGCGAAGGTTGTCCGGAGCCTTCGGGTTCGGTCTCGAGCGGCGCGATATCCCGCGCCGCACGCTTTTCGTGAACTAGAATATTTTCGCTGCGGTGGCGGGCCAGCGCCGCCACATCGACAAACCGGTACTTCCCGTCCTTCCGCTGCGGAATTTCGGGAAACCGCGCGAGATAGCGCGACACATTCGAGGCATCGATACGATCGCCCATGGCAGTCAGCATCTCTGCCGCCTTCGCAACCGGAACCATGCCGTCACGTGCACTCATTCGTGCGTCCGCCGCCGATGCGTGCGCACCCGTGCTACGCAGGAAAAATACAATTTTGCGCGAACCCCCGGACCTGGTTTCGCCGTATGCTTTTTACCCCCCCGGAAGGACCCAAAGGCACCCCCCACCCCTGCCCATCCGGACGCCAGCGCGAGCGTCGGCAAGCGCACGGCGCTGACGCCGATGCGGCGGGTCACATGATGAACCTCATGGGTGGAAAACGTTGCGCCCGCGTCGGAGTGTTTTCCGAGCGGGCGCATTACAGGATGCGTATACCTAGTCAAGCTTTTTCCCCATGTCAACCGTTCCCTGGCTTTTCCAAGGCGCTGGCGGCGGCAGTTCGACACTGAGGGCGAACTGTCTGAGTCGGTAGCGTGTCAAAAGATCGGTTCGAACCGTGGCCATGGCACCCGCCCAGAGCGCGTAGAGACTACGCTGATGCTCTATCGCCAACGGATCATCGCCCACCGGCTTGACCTGATGCCCGACACCTTCCCGGCGCTGCCCGCGATAGAACGCGTGGCCGCGCTCATAGGCATAGACCGGATCGGCCACCCAATCGGGAGCGCAACCACGCATGGCCCATGTGAACACCAGCGAGCCCAGATGAATGGTCTCAATCGGATCGGGCTCGGTTGCATTGCCCCTGCCCTCACGTCGCGCATCATCGGCACCCAATCGCGCCAACTCGCTGGCACAGAGACGCCGGGCCATCAGGCAGGCGATCTCATCCTCGCTTCGCTGCCGCTCAATCACGGGCAGACGCAGCACCGCGTCATGGACACGATAGGCATCGGGTGCCGCCGCGAAATCCAGCTTGATGCTGGATTCCACGAAGTCCGCAGCGAATGCGCTCTGCGCTATGCGCGGGGACCAGTCGCGCGCGATCTCCACCGGCATGCCTTCGGGCCTGGCCGCGTGAACCATCTGGTCCCGGTAAGCCCAGACCACCAACGCCGCCACGCTGATCGCATGTTTGCGCCCATCCCACGGCGGCACCACCGCCCGCGCTATTCCCGCCTTCATGCCACGCTCCGCCCTTTGAAAGCCCGCAATTCATCAACCGTCGCATGCCGCACCCGCAGTTGCGGCCACAGCGCGGAAATCCATTCGCCGTGATCGGCCCAAGCCGCGTCCGCACGCCGCTTCGTCGGCATCACGATGCAGGGACCGCGAGGGTCGAACCACGCCCCCTTGAAAACCTGAACCAGACGGAATTTCCCCGGTGCCTCAGGGGTTTGCAGGTGGGCCAGCATGAGTTTCGTCATGCTGTCACCAAATTCGGTTTCCAGCCGCGTGAACTCCCTTGCAAACCAGTGCTTCGGGGTGATTTCGGCCAATACGGCGCCCTCCAAGCCGTTCGGCGGGGCGTCTTCGCACGGCGGCGGCAAGGGGGGGGCTACAGGGGGGGATATAACCTTACCTTTGCTTACCTTAGGACTCATGTTCAACGAACGTGCACTGCACGTGCGCTGCACATCATCCGCACGTGCGCCGCACACGGGCGTCTTTGGTTCATCCTGTTCGCGAATTTCGGCCGAGCGCGCATCGGTTTGCGCCGCACGTGCATATATATAAGTGGCCGAGGCGGGGAACTTGTCAGCCAGCCAGTCAACGAACCGGCCCACCGGCTCCGGCGGCTCCAGCCCGTTGTCGAGCGCGCGCTTGGTCGCCATACGGCAGGAATTGATAGCCAGCTCATGCCGTTTCTGAAGCCGCTTCTGCCACAGATCCCAGGCGATATCGCTGACCACCGGGTGATGCCAGCGCCCCGCAATCAAACGCCAACCCGTGAGGGCCCGCGCCTTGATCTCCTGCCAGTACGCGATGTCGCAATTGGCGGCGTCGGCCAGCACATCCTCATCATCTTCCAGCGAACCCGCCGGTATGGCGCGGAACGCCGCCGACCAGAGATTGATCAGGCAGAAGCCGAGACCCGGCCCTCCACCACGCCAGTTCTTGGCCCGCAACCACGCCTTGCTCTTCATCAGCCTCGCGTCATAGAGCGGGATGTGCGGCATGTCGGCCACGTCGACATCATTCGGCAGCGGCAATGAGATATCCGCACCACTCATGAAACAAACCTCGCGAGAGCAAATCCGAACGACATGCCGATCAGGAAAACCACGGTGGCGCAGATGGCGATCTTCCTGACGGCGCCGCGCACCATAGCCTGGTCGGGCGCCGCCTTCGCCGCCGCTTGAAATACGGAAGGCGGCAATGGGCACTGCGCTGCAATCGCATCCGCCACGCCATAGACGCTGGACGCCGCCAGTTCGCGCGTCTCATTGATCGCGATGGCTTCCGCCACCTCGAAGAGATAGCGCCGCGCACAATCGTGCCCGAATTGCGGACTGACGGTGTATGTTTCAAGAACCTGCAGCCGGATGAGAGAGCCCAGCCGCCCAATATCATTCGCGTGAGTCATGACATTGCCCTCGCCGAAACCGTCAACGGCAAATCGTCCTGCCGATTGTGAAGCGAGGAAAACGCGGCATCATTGAGCCATAAGACCTCGGTCCGATCTCGCGCGCCATCGGCATGCGCAGCACGTTCGAACCGCAACCAGTCCGAGAGCAGATTGTCGTAGATCGGATGCGGGTATCCCGACAAAACGACGCAGCCTTTTAATGTGCGAAGGAACTTCAGAAGACTTTCGTGATCGTCATCGCTTAGCTCGACAGCATATCCACGATACAAAACATCGGACATCCGACCCCGGCCTCGGGTAGCATGGACATAAGGCGGGTCGACATAGTGCAACGTGTGCCGCCCGTCGTGCTGCGCCATCACCTGAAGCGCATCGCGGCTCTCAATGATCACACCACGCAAGCGATCAATCAAAATCGACAACGCATCAGGGTAGTTGCACCAGTCATGCGCCGGCGTAGTCCCCGACCGGTTGCTGTTGGCGCGAAACCCAGTCGGCGTACGCGAGTGCGCGTTTGACCCGAAACCCATGAACGAAAGGATTGCGAGCCTGCTGGCACGTTCCACCGGATCATCTGTCAACTCATAAGCCGCCTCGAACTCCACCCTTGCGAATGGTGTCAAACGCAGCCGTTCAAGAAGGCGGGGCGCCATGGCTTCATTGCGCAACACCCGAAAGAAGTTCACCACGTCTCCATCCAGATCATTGTAGACCTCGGCATAGGACCGTTCTTTGCGCAGAAGCACACTCATCGCGCCACCATACGGTTCGACATAAACACGGTGCGGCGGAAGGTGATTGATGATACACGGTGCCAATTTCCACTTCCCTCCATACCATCGTAACGCCGGGCGCGGCGGCGCGATCATGCTGGCCTCCGCTGCCGGATCACGATCACATCCCGTTCCAGTTCCTGCATTTCGGCAAGCGCATCATCGGCCCGCCGCGTGTCGCCCTGGCGCATGGCGCGGCGGTAGCGATCGAGCGCGCCCACATATTTGAGCGCCACATCCTTCAGCACATTCATGTTGCGGCCCGTCATCGTGCGCCCCATGGCGGACGTATGCCGACTGGCGCACTCCGTTCCCGCAAAGCGCGCGGATCATCCCGCCAGCGCTGTTTTCCCAATCGGTCGCGCCACATCCGTTCCGCCTCGCATAATTCGTCGCGCTGTTGCACTGTGGTCACGTCGGATGCGACGGCTATGGAATAGACGCATTCCCCACCATCGCTCTCGCGGGCAAGGAGAGATTTCTCATCGCAGAGCGCATTTACCTCCATGCGAACCTGCACAAGTGGCAGATCGCACCGGGCCGCAATTTGGCTGGCTGTCGCCATTCCAGACGGACGATCTTCGATGGCCGCAAATATCCGCCGATGAATGTGGCTCATGCCGCGGCCTCGCCAAGTTCGAATTCATGTGATTGTTTCTTCTTCGGAGCAGCGTCGGCCATGATCGCTTTGACCTCAGCCTTCATCATCGCGACCGAAACCGCATTGCCGATCTGCTTGATCTTCTGGGTTTTTGTGCCCGCAAACTGGTAGGCATGATCTTCGGTGGTAAAGCCCATCGCTCCGGCCAGCTCATGCGGTTCCAGCATCCGAAACAGGATGTCGTATTCCTCTGTGCCTTCGATCAGCGCGCCGTTTCCCAGCGTCATTCCGGTGGAGGCCGGTTGATCCAGGCTGTGCGTGCGCGGCGCCTGCCCTTCCCTCTCCCCGAATTGCGCGGTGACGAAGGCCAGTTCACCGCGATTGGCGCCGGTCACGGTCGGCAGGGGATCATTGACGTCGGTAGCGCGAGTCTCGCCGCCGCCATGCGTCACGGGAATGACAATGCCGAAACGGGCCTTTGCGGTGACCGTAGGCAGCGGCTTATCGGCGCTCTGACATGTCTCCCCAGACCCAGACCCATAGTATGGCGATATCAGGACTGGGGAGTGGACCGATGTCTGCGTCGGGATGGGTTCGTCTACCGATCGCAGCGCACCACAGGTCTGCCGGGAAAGCACGAACGGCTCGACCAGCATCGGCCTGGCACACCCTTCATGTTTTTCCGCGCCAGCCCCGCCGGTTGTGATCGTAGGCAATGGCTCACCCACGGTTCGGGCTGCGCCGCTATTGTGCTGCGAAAGTACAATCGGCTCGGCAATTCCAATATGCGTGCCGTTCGCCGCGATGGTCGGCAGCGGCTCATCAAGGCTTTGCGCGGCCATATGGTTGCGCAGGATGACAAGATAGGGCTCGGGCCATTTGAACTTCACCGCGCCAGCATAGATGCGTGCCAGAGTCTTCGGCGCGAGGGACTTGGGTCGATGAAAAATGGATTTGCCTTTGATCGACCAGTCAATGATCTCCCGCGCCGGCCGCCATGGTTTCAAGCTGGGGAATAGCAGAATATCGTCTTCCGCCTTCCCGTGCGTGATGGGTGCCCACCGCACCACTTTGCGGTCATTCCGTGCTTTCAGGATGAAACGCTGGCGCGTGGTAGCATCGCCATAATTGGCCGCGTTCAGCTTCCGCCACTCTGGCTCGAAGCCTATCCGACGAATTGTGTCGATCCACGCATGGAAATACTCGCCCTTGCGCGATTTGATCGGTCTGCCCGTTCTCCGATCGACTGGACCCCAACCGATAAATTCCCAGACATTCTCAATGACGATCCGTTTGACCCGCAGTTCGGTGAGCCAGGTTATGATGTGCCACGGATCGCTGCGCTGCTGGTCGCTGGTGGGTTTTCCACCCCGCGCAACCGAATGATGCGTGCAGGTGGGCGATGCCATCAAAAGATCGAGATAGCCTTCCGGCACGATCAGATGCGGCCGTACCGTGGCGATATCCTGCACATAATGACGTGCTTCGGGATGATTGATCCTGTGGGTCTCAATAGCCACCGGCCAGTGATTCACACAGACAAGTTCCATCTCCAGACCAAGCTCATCCAGTGCCCGCGCACATCCCGTGGACGAGCCACCAGCGCCGCAGAGAAGATCGGCAACAAGAATTTTGCGACGGCTCACGCCCCAAGCCCTTACGAATAATGACACGCGGGCCGGACCCCGCGTGCGGTGATGCCGATTACGGCGTGTCGGGTGTGCCCAGATAGAGCGTGCGTCCTGTCTTGGTGACGATCTGGCAGGCGCGATCAAACGCATCCTTCATCACCAGATCGGGCGCCACCAAATCATAAGACCAAACCACCTTGCCGCCGCCCGCATTGCGATAGCGCAGCAACGCGCCGATCAATTGCGGTTCTTCTCCGAAGAAGATCGGTATGCGGATGTAGAAGAATTTCGGCACCGAAACCGGACGGCCGGAAGCGCCCGTATGCTCTTCGCTGAATCGCAGAGTCTGCTCTCCGGTGGAACGATCGAGCGCCACTTCGACCTTTTCCGAAACGGTAATCTTAATGCCGCGCGCCAGATCGTAGATTTTGCCGGGATTCGCCACCGTTTTGGTGCCGCCCAGCGCCTCGATCATCTGGGTCACCGCTTCGCTCAGCACTTCACCACGCACCGGTTCGTTGAATTCGTAAAGATGTTCCTCGACAAACTCTGCGAATTCGGCCTGATCCATGAATTCGCGGTTCTTCTCCACCCAGCGGCGCCAGGCCATGGTCACTGGAAATTCATAGCGGGCATTGAAGTCATGCCATGATGGCGCCGAACCGGCCGAATAATTGCCGATGCCGACCAAAGCCAGCTTGGGTTTGGCCCATTGTTCGGCCAGATTCTCCGCCCCTTCCGCGAAGACCGGGGCGTTCTCCGCACATTCCGATCCCATCCACGCCAGCAGGCTTTTGACATCGGCCGCCCTGTACGTGCCGCGGCGGCGGAACGGCGCGCTTTGTGTGCGCTCGTAAGCCTCGATCAGATCGGCGGCCGGCTGCACCTTGCGGCCATTGTCAATCACGATGAACGGCACATCGCCGTCACGCTGCCGGTTGATCGTATTGACTTCGGTGCCCAGCGCCTTGCGCGCCAGGGCGGCCACCGCCTCCACCGTGTTGGATTTTGCGTCTGTTTCCATAATGCTCTCCTGATGGCCCAGGGCCGCATGCCCCGGCGCCAATTGTGCGCGCCCAATTTGCGCCATCCGCCCCGCGCGCGAAGGCGGTGACGAAAAGATCAGACGACGACGCGCGGTTTCTCACCGAACATCGTCAATTGCCGCGGATTGGTGGTTTGCAGATTGCCGTCACCGCCCAGATACATGATCTGATCGTTGGTCGGCGCTTTCGGCGCCTTGGCCGAATATTCGGTGGTGACCTTGTATGCGCCGCGGTCAAGCGTGATCTTCATCTTCAGATGAAGCTCGCCAACCGTCTTGCCGGGAAAGCGGTTGAAGTTCATTTCGATGGCTTCGACCAGATCGCGAAGCTTCTCGCTCAGTTCGGCGTGAACAGTGCCGCCCCCCTGCTCCAACAGGAATGTGTTGAAGCTCTTCGGCACGTTCGTATGCGGCGGCTGAATTTCCGCCTCCGGGTGTTCGATCGTGGATTCCATGGTCCTCATCCTCCTGCCTCCTGATTTGCGAACAGCGGCATGTCACCGCGCGCCTCGCGATTGCGTTGTTTGATCTGGGCCGAATGACCGGCTTGCCCGCTTGCGTGGCGCGCGCGAATGCGGATGTCTTCGGCAAAGGTGGGATCACGCTCGATCAGAACCGCGCGCATGCCTTCGGCCAGCGCGGCCACGCCAGTGGTGCCGCTGCCCGCGAAGGGATCGAGCACCAGACCGCCCGGCGGTGTGATCAGCCGCACCAGCCAGCGCATCAATTGGATGGGTTTGACCGTGGGATGTTTCGAGCCCAGCCGATCTTCCGCATCGGCCTTGGCGGAATAGAAGAAACGGGCGGCGGAGCCGGAATCACCAAAGCCTGGATGAAAGCTGCGCGGATTACGGTCGGCGCCGAAGACATGGTTCGAACGCATACCGCCCGCATTGTCGGGTGGATGAGAATTCCCGACCGCCGGAAACGCTGCCAACACTTCATCACTGCCGTCATGAACAACATTGGCAGGCCAGCGGCCGTCAACCGGGCGAGCGGCGCCATCTTTGCAAAGCCCGCTATTGGAGTCATCCCAGCTATGCCCACCGGCAGCGGCACCGCTCCAGCCGGTTTCGCATTCGGATTCGATCCGGCACCCATCGATATTCAGCGCACCCGTGCCATGTTTCAATACATTGCGCGCTATCGAGGATTCCGTGATCGGCTTGCGCGCGAAACAAATCGGCTCCAGCGCAGGCTTGAGAGCCGTGCCCCACCCATCCCAATAAACCGCTTCATCCGTTGCTGGCGCGGTTTCCGTTGGCACGAAGACGCGACCGTCGTTCTTTTCCCAGCCACCCTTGTGCTGATCGGCACCCGGAATCATCCGTTTGACCGGCGCACCTTCCGCAACCACACGACGTTCTGCGCCTGCCATCTTGTCGAGCGCCTTGCTGATGTCGTGCGACTTCGGAAAACCGCTGCCGTAAATCCACGCCAGCATGCCGCCGAAGCCGCTTTCTTCGAGACAGCGCGCCCAGGCTTCCGCCTGCACATCGCACAGCGTGGCCATGAACTGCACCACCGCCGTGTCGCCTTGCACCAGATCGACCAGCGCATCGCGGATTTCAAAGCCCGCATCCTCGATCGCACACGCCATTCGGTGATAGGTGCGGGTGCCGGAAAACGCCACCACATGCGCACCGGGTTTCAGCACGCGATAAACCTCGCGCCAGAACGCCGGATCGAAGGCGGTTTCGCCGGTATCCCATTTCTGGCCCATGAACCCCGCGGAGGCACGCTTATAGAGCCCGTCGCGATCCTTGGCCGGTGCGGCACCATCTTTTCCGAAACGCTTGCCGATGGAGACGAGTGCGTAAGGCGGATCGGTCACGCATGCGTCGACACTGTTGTCCGCGATGTCTTTTATCGCTTCGCGGCAATCGGCGTTGAGCACGGTGATATCGCCCATTACATGCCCACGCGCGCAAAGGTGCGCAGGGCCGCGGCATTGACGGCATCGACACGCTCTTTGCCGGCACCGGTGGTGAACGCCATGTGCGTGTGAAACTCACAATACGGCTTGCCGTCCCTATGAATCGGGTTGGCGCAATGGTGGAAATCGGGATCGCCCACCTCCCCGATCGGCCATTTGCATTGCCCGCGTTCCAGATCCACCGGGCGCACAAAATGATCGTTGATGCGCGCGGGTTCGGGTTCCCGAAGCACTGGCGCAACCGCAATGGTCATTGCCGACTTCGCTGCGGTCGATGCACGCGCCATGTCCGCCACTGGCTTCTGTGCCCTGGCGAACGCTCTGCGCGCCGCGCGCGCATGTTCGCGCGCATGCATATCTTCCGACGTCAATTCACCCGCAGCGCGCAGCCTGGTTATTCTCTTTGAACAGGCAACTTCGGACAAACCGCCACCAATCTCGACCGCGATGTCAGGGATGGCACAACCGGATATCCAAAGTTTTTTCAGCCGCGCCAGCCGCGCGTCCGTCCAGCCGCCTGTCTCATGAAACTGTACGACCCGACCGCGGAGCGCGAGCATGCTGGACCGCGCGGCACGCTTGTAGTCCCGCTCGGGAATCGCACCCAGCGTGTGCATGCGGTGCATTTTGCTGATGACCGCGTTGCGCGTGAGACCGTGGCCCACTGTCTGCGCAATGCGCGCGGCGCTGACACCGGATATCCATAATGTTCTGACCTTCTCGACCATTTGATCGGTCCAGATCGATACCGGCACGTTCGTCATGCTGCCCCTACCCGTTTGCTGCCACGCGGAAATTCGCGGCCACCCAGAACCGATTCCGAAATCCGCACCTGATGTCGCGGTGTGGCCAACGCATCGGCAAAATCCCGTAGCAATTGCGCGGTTGCGGCATGTTCCGCCGGATCAAGGGTATGAAGCCCCACCAGTGTGGCCCGCGCCGCGCGGGCAAGCCGGCCATAGGCGCCGCGGTTGAACCGTTCGGCCCGCGTGATGGGGATTTTCGCGGCACTCATCGCCGCGGCCTGCCGGAATTGCGGACTGGCGATCTGCTGCGCCGCGCTGCGCAATTCGACAATCAGCATCGTGCGGGGGGACATGCGGCCACGCTTCATGGCGCCGCCTCATCAGATTGGGCGGAGTCCGACTTAACGGTGCCCGACTTCGGCGGCGTGACAACGGCGATCAGGGCCGCCTCATCCAGCTTCACTGCCGCCCGGCGAAAAGCTTCCGCCTGACAGCGCAGATGTCCGTTAAACGAAAGCTTGTCTTCCTTTGCCGCCGCACCACACGCCGCGATCGCGTGTTTGGCCAGGATCAGCGCCGCCCTGTTCAAAGCCTCTTCGCCAGCCTTTTTGGCGTCGGCGGGATTGGTGATGGCGGTCATGGCTCACCATCCCCGGCCGCGATGATCGCATCGCAATCCGCCAGCATTTCCGCCAGCGCCGCCGCCACATCCAGCGCTTCGCGCTTGACGACGTGCGCCTGGGCGGGGCTCAGCCGTCCTTCGCGCAGCGCGGCACCGGCCGCCCCCAGCAGTTCACCCGTTTCCTTGGTGACGCTGGCGAGAACCAACGGATAGGGTTCACGCGATACGCCGCGCACGGGCACCAGAAGATGACCGCTGAGCGCGGCGAGATAACGGGTAACGACAGGATCACCCGATGCCCGTTCCAGATCCGCCACCACGTCCACCGGCAGGTGACGGGTGGCATGATCGTCATCGGTGCATTGTGCCAACACCGTCTTGGCCAGACGCGAGGCGGTCGCGGCTTGCTTCAGCCCGCCACAGGCCGCCACCAGACCGGCTTCCGCTTCCTTGATCGTGCCGCGCGTGCGGCGCTTGTAGAACGACCGCGTCATGCGCACCCCGCCTGTTGACCGGCGGGCGCGGCGCAACCCTTGACGGATAACACCGCGCCCTGTTCGTCTGCGGCTGCGAGACCAACAGACAAAAGGCCAATCACATGGTGAAGAGATTTGGTGTCCCCTGCCCGCAATGCGGTCAGGAAAAGTTTTTCGTCGGCGCTGAACTGGAGGTGAATCGCGTATTCGACTTCATCTGCGCCGGGTGCGGTAACAATGTCACCCAGGACAATCCGATCCCCGATGCCATCCAGGAGGCGAAGGAAGACATCCTTCGCGGCTTTGATTAGGGCCGCATCGGCTTTCAGCTTTCCAATGCTTTTCGCGGACTCCCGAAGCAGATCGAAGCCATCTCCCGGCACAAACCGGATGTGAGACGGACGAGACATCATTTCAGCCCGCCTTTGCGCGGCCATGCAGGTGGCGAGCCGGTCAAATTCTGACCATTCGCACCCGCGATAGCGGACCGCAGCCAACCGCGCCGCCCACATTCCGACAGCAAATGCGACTGCCGCTGCGGCGAAGAAGAAGGTGTAAACCGCAACGCTCATGATCCGCCCCCGACGCCGGAGGATGGCGTGACGCCACCCTCCGGCCGGGCTACGGTTGAATCGCCAAAGACAACCGAAGGAGCACAGCCAATGGACGCCATAACACCGGAAGACAACGCTCGCCTGGGATTCGAAGCCCTGCGATATGGATTGGCCGACGCATTGCTGACCCGCGCGCTCATTCGGACACTCCATCGGCGTGGGATTTTGACAGAGGCGCAGATTCAGGACGTGTTTGCAGACGCTCTTCGAGAAACGGAAGATCACGGAGAATCAGCGCTATCTCCCGCTGAAACCATCCGCCGGATGTCGGAAGACATTTTGTCGGGATAACCTCGTTCATGCTTCGCTCCCGTGCGGAATTTGCGGGGCCGATTCCGGATGCGGAGCGGTGCGGGCGGGAGCAGGTTGGGCGGCATGATCTTGGCCGCCCTCATCGCTCGCCGTGCCGCTCGCCCTTTCCGAAAGCGCGAGCGCCGCGTTTTCCAGTGCGCGCAAGACACCGCTGGTAGGGTTCCAGCCAGGCCGCCCGGCCTGACGAATGCTGGATTCCCCGATGCCCGCCACTGCCGCCACACGCGATTTGCCATGGCGCGAGACCGCATCGGTCACCCGACGCAGAGCGCTATCGGTAAAAAGACCGGAAATCTCGGTTTCTTCGGGCGTCATGGTCGCATCCATGGTTCGACATTAATCGCATTAAAACGCGATTGTCAAAGAATGTTTCACGTGAAACGCAAAATACCGCGTTCGCGTTATATCGCGGCGTCGGCGACGTTCCGCGGATGAAGATTGATGATCGAGAAGCCATCCGCGCTTTCATGCGAAAGCGAGGGTTGAAAGTCGCGCCATGGACGAAAGCGGCGGGGATTCGCGAGAGCACTCTCCGCGGTTATCTCTCCAATCGCAGCAACAGCATGACCTTGAGCACGGTTCGGAAACTGGCCGAAACCGCAAACGTGTCGCTACCAGAACTGCTAGGCGAATACCCACGCGAGACCAAGATAAGCCGGGACGCCACCGCGATAAGACAATTGGCTATTTCGGTCGAAGATCACGGAATTGAGGCCGGTCCGGATATGGCCCGGCCGCCGCTTCATTTGCCCCGCGCCTTGCTGGCCGATTTGGCAGACGACGTAGTCGGGCACCTGCTCGCCATCACGGTGCCGGACGATTCTATGCGTCCCACACTTCGAGAAGGCGACACGGCCCTGGTGAATTCGACGGACAATATACCGTTAAATGATCACGGAATTTTCTGTTTTTGGTCCGGCCGAAGCACAATGGTGAAACGTCTACAAATATTGCCCAGTCCGACGACGCAGTATCGCGTGCTGAGTGATGACAAAGAGCATTATCCGCCGTATCCAGTTGACGCGGAGGCCATTTTCATAATTGGTCGCGTTGTTTGGCGCGCTGGGAAGATTTGATCTATGACTCGCAAAATTGGGTGATAGCTGGGTTCGGCGTCGATCCGAGATAGCTGCCCATGCCGGCTTCGGCTAATGCCCATGCAAACGGCCCCGTATCGTCGCCGTCAAAGGCGATGACCCCGCCTGCGTTCGCGATGAAGCGCTTGAAACCCACATAGCCCCCATAGCTATTTTTTGCGTTGAATTCTCCGCAAACGAACTGCGACTGATCCATCTTCTTTTGCTTCAGACGCCGGAATTGAACCGACGAAGGATCCTTCATCAATTCCTTGATCGACCGCTCCCCTGCTGCCAACGATGCGGGATGTCGATTGTCAACGATAGCCTTTTCGACGCGCGCTATTTCGCTTTGCTTAGCAGCCGCGACCTTGGCATCAAGTTCACGCGAATAATTCTCGATGTATTGATCGTCGATACCGCCACTCGCATACGCGTGTGTGACCCATGGGCAAACCAGTAACGAAAGAACCCCCAAAAGTACGATTCGCACCCGAATTCCATTTACAATCATGTTCGTAGCCCCCAACTGGGGGCGATTTAACCATTCTAGGCCACTATAACGAAACGCGTTATATTGCGTCTTTAAGTTGACAGTCGCGTTTTATTGCGATTATCGTCCAGCGATCCTTGGGGAGCGGATGATGCCAAAACTCGAACATAAGCAACTGAAACTGGGCGATGCCGTCCGCCTCTCAGACGGCCGCAGCGGCACCGTGCGGCGGCGGGAATTCCGTTATGACCGCGCGGAGGTGCAGGCTTACGAAATCCTGCTGACGGGCGGCCGCGGCGTCCTGTGGCTGCCGGCATCCGCTCTCGCCGCCGAACAGCCGTGCGAGGTGGCGGCATGACGGGCATCATCGCCGCGGCGGCCGGACCAGCATCCGGCCAGCGCACTTCGAAGCCGGGCGTGATCTGGCGCGGCACCGCACCGCAGGGCGAAGACGGCTTGCAGATTTCGTTCGTGGACGCGAACGGCGCGATCATTCGCCTTGAACCCATCGGCTGGGTGAACGCGCTGAATCTGGCGGCATCAATCTGCGATGCCGCGACCAGTCACTTTCTTACGGCTCGCCACACCGACTCCCGCGAGGTGGCGGCATGATCGCCAACCTCGCGCTTCTGGCGGGCCTCTTGCTCAGCGGCTTTGTCGCCATGGTGCTGTTCGGCGCGGTGTTCGCGGCACGCGCGGCCACCGGCGGCAGCATGATGCAGCGGCTGGTCCTGCAGCTTTCCCCCATCGGCTGGTGGATTACGGCACTGGCGGCGGCGGAAGCGGGCTTCGTCCTCTGGGCTTCGCAGTCCGGGTGGCTGGTATGATGTGGGCGCCGTTTGCCACCTGCGAAACCAATTCCCGCGCGGCGGTGATGCCATCCGGCGCGCGCTTTGACCTCGGCACCGCACCGGACCCGGCGACCATTGCACTGGGTGACATTGCGATGGCGCTGGCCACCCGCAAGGCGATGGCGGTGCGGCATGGACTTTCCTATTCGGTAGCGCAGCGCGCGGTGATGCTGGCCGATGCGCTGGGCCGGGAAGAGCCACTATGGGGCTGTTACGGACTGATGCATTTTGCCCCGCTCGCCTTCGGCGGCTGGCCCGATGCGCAATTCGTCAACGCCGCCGGCAACGGGGCGATGACCGCGTTCGCAACCATGTGGGTGCGCACGGCGGAAGCGGTGCATGAAGCCTTCGATCTCGATTGGCCGGTGCCCGAAGCGATTGCAGCGCCGCTGATGCTGGCGGTCGATCGGCTGCATCTTTCCGAACTGATCTCGCTGGGCGCGGGTGTCGACCGCGAAATCCGCGAATATCAATTGCGCGGGGTTCGCCCGCTGGTGCGCCGCATCGCACCGCTCGCCGCGGACAAGGCTTACGAAAAATTCTTCGACGGCTGGTGGCTCTATGCCGCGCGCGCAGGCCTGCGCGAAAGCCGCACATGGAGGGCCGTGGCATGACAATGTGGCACAGTCTTTACGCCCGCAAGCTGATCTGGCCGCTTCGCATCGCTCTATATAGCCGCGTTGCACTGGAGCGCGCGCCCGACGTCGTGATCGGCGGGGCGGATCAACCATACCTCCGCCGCTGGTATCTGACGCCATGGAGCGGCTGGTGGCGCGATCAACCCACATGGTGGCAGCGCGCACTGAAGTCCATTCTGCCGAACCTCTATCTGCATCAGTTTCTACGCAGCGACGATGATCGCGCATTGCACGACCATCCCTGGTTCAACTGCTCTCTTCTGCTGAGCGGTTTCTACATTGAACACACCATCGCCGCGGGCGGCATAAACCATCGCGTCGAGCGTCACGCGGGCGACATCGTGGTGCGCGGTCCCCGCGCGGCCCACCGTGTCGAGATCGACGAACCCGATGATTGCTGGACGCTGTTCGTCACGGGACCGGTCTGGCGGGAATGGGGCTTCCACTGCCCGGATGCCGGCTGGGTGCATTGGCGCAAATTCACGAACCCTGAAGACGGCGGCGCCACAATCGGCCGGGGGTGCGCGCAATGACCCTCGCATTCCCCACGCCAGAGACAGACGCGGCGGAAGTCTGGCGTCCCACCATTGCAGAGATCATGGCCGCGGTGCTGATTGCACACCCGAAGCTCAGCTATGCCGCGCTGCGCGGGCAAGACCGATGCCGAGCCGTGGCGCGCCCGCGCCAGATGGCCATGGCACTGGTGCGCGAAATGACCGCCATGTCGTTTCCCGCCATCGGCCGCTTTTTCGGTGGCCGTCACCACACCACCGTGATGCATGCGCAAAGAGCGGTGGCATGGCTGGTCGATGCCAATCCCGACTTCGCGGCCACGCTGCAATTGGTGCGGGCCAACATCTTTCTGTTGCAATGCCAGAGCGCGGACGGGCTCCAGCGGCAGATGGCCCTTCAATACCGCCCGGCCCTGATCGCCATCACACGCTTTCTGCGCAATCTGTCGCGCGAGCACCAGCGCGTGCGCACATGGAGGGCGGCGGCATGACCACGGGCACCAGCGTGCATTGCCCGCATTGCGAACGGCCGACAGAGCACAGCCATGTGCATGACGCCGCGCACGGCATTGCCGGCACCCATATGGCGGGCACCGAACGCTATATCTGCAACACCTGCGGCCACGCGATTTTCGCGACCGAGGGCGAGCGCATGGGCCTTCCCTTTCCACTCGATGGAAGGGACGCGGCATGAAGGCGCTATCGCTCTGGCAACCATGGGCCAGCCTCTGGCTGTCACCCGCAAAGATTCACGAGACCCGGCACTGGCGGCTAGCGATACCGAACGATGGCTTCTGGCTGGCCGTCCACGCGGCCAAGCGCGTCGAAACCGATCTCGAGCCCGATCTATGCGCCATTGTGGTTCGTATGTTCGGGGCAGACTGGTCCCGCACATTGCCACGCGGCGCGATCATCGGTGCATGTCACGTAACCGGTTGCTATCCAACCGAGACGATCCGCACGCCCTATTGGGACAAGGTTTGCGGCAACTTCGATACGGGTCGTTTCGGCTTTCGGCGCGGCGATTATCGCGTCCTGGCCGAACCCGTTCCCTACCGCGGCCGGCAGGGCCTGTTCGACGTCAGCGATCTTGAAGCCACCATTCTGACCGCCGCGGTGCGCGAATGAATGGTGGCGAAGCCTATATCGGCGTCGAATGCCGTCTGAAAACCATTCGCGCGGAATCCGTCTGGATCGCGGTGCGCGCCGGCCATGGCGAGCGCGATGTGAACATTCCGCGCGCATCCATTTACGGCCCCGATGCCAATCATCTCGGCGGTGTCCTGCCGCTGGGCGGCACGATCATTCTGCGCATCGCCCGCGCGATGGCGATCAAGAAGGGCTTGCATGGCGGCCGGGACGCCAAGGCGGCCAGCTACGATCTGTTCGCGGACGATCAGGCTAACGGAGAACGGCCATGACGAATGCTCGCACACGCGCGCGGCAGATATTCTGCCTGCGCCTCATCTTCTGCACGTTGCTGATCGTGTTCTCCGCCGCATTCCTCTTTACGCTTGGCGAAATCATGATCGGTGACGATCTCTGTCAGGCCATCGCCGCGGAGCAATGCCGATGATGACAGTCTGGCATATGGTGGCCGAACTTCTAATTGGTTTCGGCACCGGCTGGCTTCTCATCTATTGCGCCATGCGCGCGCTGAGGGACTAACGCAATGGCCAAGACAGCAATCGAGTGGACCGACTATACGTGGAATCCGATCCGGGCGCGGATAACAAATCCGATTGTCGATCCATGGAATCGGTATCCAAAGCCAACGCCAATCGGCTGGCATTGCGAACATGTCAGCGAGGGTTGCCGCAATTGTTATGCGGAAGTCATGAATCGCCGCCTTGGTACCGGCCTGAACTTTAAGCCCGGTCATCGCCTAAAGTCAGAACCGGATATTGAAATCCTCCTGGACGAAAAGATGCTGCTGGCGCCGCTGCGGTGGAAGAAGCCGCGCCGCATATTCGTGTGCTCGATGACCGATATCGGCGCGTCTTTTGTTACCGACGGCATGCTCGACCGCATTTTCGCGGTGATGGCGTACTCCCCCCAACATACCTTCATGGTACTGACAAAGCGCTCGGAGCGGCTGCGCGCTTACATCGACAACGCCTTTGATCGCGTGGTGCTGGAAATGATGTTCCTGCGCGAGCTTTACAAATTGCCCACCGTCAAAGAAACCCGCGGAAAACATGGCCTGCCCTTCGTCCAGCCGCAAGATGGTTCGGACTGGTGGCCATTGCGTAACGTCTGGCTCGGTACGAGCTGCGAAGATCAGCCCGCCGCCAACGAGCGCATCCCGCATCTGCTCGCCACACCGGCGGCCATTCGCTTCCTGTCCTGCGAGCCGTTGCTGGGTTCGATTGATCTGACATCGCTCTGCACCGGCTGGCACTTCGTGGATTGCCTGCGGGGCGTGAAGTATCACGACGCGCCCGAGGATGTTCTCGCGGCGACCGAAGAATGCCCCAAAATTGACTGGGTCATCGTCGGCGGCGAGAGCGGCCCCAACCCCCGGCCGATGCATCCCGATTGGGCACGCTCCCTGCGCGATCAATGCGCCCGCGCGGAAGTGCCCTTCTTCCACAAACAGAACGGGGAATGGGTATCCGTGTCGGAAGTCGGCGGCCCCGGCCCGATTTATAAATTTGCGGACGGCGCATCTGTGAGGCGAGTCGGCAAGAAGCGCGCCGGTCGTCTGCTCGATGGCGTCGAACACAACGGGATGCCAGGGCAATGATCGTGGTCCGTGTCGAATTGCACAGCGCTATCACGGGTCAGATCACGGAGCTGGCCAGAATGTATATCAGCAACATCGGCGGCACCCGCAACAACGGTAATTATGACGTGCGCGTCCTGCGCGGCCGCGACCGGGACGCGCTGAACCAGAACCGGGTGCAACGCACTGGCAAAGTTCAAAACTATCCGCGTCTGAAACTGCATGTCTGGAACCTGGTCATCCGCGCGCTGACTGCCGCGGGTTATCGGCCAAGGGAGGAATGAGAATTGAAGAAATCGGACACAGAAAGAGATAGAGAATGGGTGAACTGGGAATTCTCAACGTGGGCGCGGGCGATAATAAGCTGGTGTTTGATCCAAGCGATCCGGCCGGAATGATCCGCGCCGCGCGCATCGTGAAGGACATGATCCGCCGCGGTTACGCACTTCTGATCGAGATCGACAAGGATACCGAAGGCCGCCCGATCTACCAGCGGGCGCGAGATTTCGACGAAAGCAAATACGAGTACATCATTGCCGATTTCGACCCCGTCGAAGCGGCGGATCATGACGAGGCGAAGCATGACGAGCAGGATCGCAAAACGGAAAGCGCGCGCGGCGCGGAAGCAGAAGAGACTTCAGCGTCTCAGCCAGCGCGCAAGAACGGCGGACGTCGAAAAGCATCGTCCAGATCCGTCCCGGCCGCAGGGGCGCGAGGAATTGCTGTGGGCCGCACGGCGGGCGGTTGAAGACCCGTCCTTCGCACTCGTCAATTCGCTCGACGGCTATGCCGGCTTGCGCAACGCGCTGCGTGCCATCGCGATGGTCGACGGGTCGTGGGCAGGCATACCGATGCCGATCGACGGGCATCGCCTCGTCATCGAACCGAAGTTTCCGCGCGCGGAAGGACTGATGAAGATTGGCGAGCCGGAGATGTCACGCGATCTGCCGGACAGTGCGGACATGGAGATCGTGGGAACATTTCAGTCGATCGTCCTGCGCTGCACCGTGGTTCTGTATCGCGGGCACGATGGCAAGGTCCGACATTATCTCTATCGGCCAAACCCGATAGATCGGCTGATCTCTATGATGGACTGTTCATACGCATGGGGTATCGAGCAGGAAGCGAATGCTGTCCAGACTTTGGACACGCTGCTTCGACATGTGCAGTTCAAGATGTACATGCTGACCGGCGCATTTCTTGAGACCAGTCGCCGCACGGGACTGCACTATATCTTCCGACGTCTGCGGCCAACGGTGGTGCTCGGACCTTGCCGAAAGAGGCCGAATTCACTTTCCATCCGCACCACGCTCTGCATGCACCCGATCGGCTATTATGAAGACACATGGGCAGGCGCAATGGCGCCGACCGACGACGTGATCGCGCATCTGATGCTGATGCGCGGTGATGAACCGATGTTCTGGCGCCGCAGCAATCAGCACCCGGCATGGGACCCGAACGCAGGGGTGGCCGGATGATGACTGGAACACCACTCTACCATCGCGTCATCGCCTTCGACTATGGCGATCGCGAGCGTAATGAACTCATGCAAAAGGTGTGGTCAGGCACACCCTGGATGATCGACATAGAAATCGGTTCACCGAATAGCGATCACTGCCGGAAGATCGTGGATTGGTGTCACGAACAGTTTGGCAATGAAGCATGGCCGATCCACGGCCGGCCGGGCCGGTGGCAGCGCGGTCGCGCGACAATCAATGGCTGGAATTGGTTTGGCTTCAGCACGGAAGCCGAAATGAACGCGTTCCGCGCCAAATGGGGCGGAGGCGAACGACCATGACCCGGCGCGCTCACATCCGTATTGAACCACGCCTGCTTTCGAGCGAGGAAGCAGCGGCCTATTGCGGCATGAGCGTCACCACATTCCGCGCGGAATGCCCGATTACCCCGATTCGCATCCGCACCCGCGTGCTGTTTGACCGCCGGGGGCTGGATGCCTGGGTTGACACGCTGGGCGGCGATGATCCGAAATCCCGTTCGCGGAAAAAATGGCTGGACCGGCTGGACGATGCTCATGCGTCTCAAAGGGCTTAAGCGGGTCACCGTCCGTGCTGGCGGCAAAACCTATATCTACTATTACCATCGCGCCACTGGCGCGAAACTGAAAGCTGAGCCTGGCAGCAATGCCTTTGCCGCCGAGGTGGCGGAGCTGGACAAGCAGGCCGAAGAGCGCGCGCCGCGCGATGGATCGCTGGATGCGCTGATAAAGTCCTACAAAAAAAAGCAGGAATTCACCGACCTCGCGCCCCGGACCCAGGCGGATTACAACAAGGTATTCGATTGGCTGAAGCCGATTGCGGATATTGGTGTCATCGAGATCGACACCGCGTTCGTCTACGATTTGCGCGACAAGGCGCTGGCACAACGCAAACGCCGATTCGCCAACTACGTGGTGCAGGTGATTCGCCTGCTGCTCGAATGGGGCCGCCCGCGTGGCTTCCTGGAAGGGGCGAACCCGGCCGCTGGCGTTAAAACCATCAGCCGGCCGAAGAACATGAAGCGCGCCAACCGCCCCTGGTCGGACGACGAGCGTGAAGTGGTGATGGCCGAAGCGTCGATCGAGCTGCGCGCGATGATCGCGCTTGGCATGTTCGCGGGCTTGCGGGAGGGCGATGCCTGCCGCATTCCGTTATCCGCATTCGATGGCCAGCGGATTGATGCCGTGGCATCGAAAAACGCCGAACCATTATGGATTCCGGCGCATTATCGCTTGCGCAAGATCCTTGCCATGGCGGCAGAGGAACGCCGCGCCACCCTCCACCGCCGGGCGAAGCGGCGCAAGGTGCTGCCGATTGACCCGCCGACACTCGTGGTATCGAGCTATGGCACGTCCTGGACGGAGAGCGGCTTCCGCGCCAGTTTTTTCAAGCTGGTTGGTCGATTGGAGCGGGAGAAGAAGGTGGGCCCAGACCTCACCTTTCACGGCCTGCGCCACACGGTGGGCAAGCTGGTGATCGAGGCGGGCGGAACGAAAGAGGATGTTGGAATCCTGCTCGGTGACCGCTCCGAATCGATGGCGGCCTTTTACAGCCGCGAACACGAGAAGAAGCAGTTGGTCACGGCCACCATGTTGAAGCTGGAACGGGTCGAGCGCGCACGGCTACGGCGCAAGAAACGCGGCGAGACGTGA